GGATCATGGCAGACCCAAAGAGCGGATCCAACGCCAGCAGTATCTTTGGCGATATGTTTGGCGGCTTCGGTAATATGTTTGGGCGCTGACGGAGACTTACTCTAATGGCGAGTCCTTTTTACGATAACTACAACGTGATCATTGACAGGGGGCGCAAGGACCGCGCCTACGAAGCTCTCCGCTCCGTCTATGGCGACATCGCGGGCGATCCCGAGTCGGCGACCAGGATGCAGCAATACGGCGAGCGCGAGCGCATCGCACCCGGCGAGTGGGAGGCGCAACAGCAGGCTCTTGAGCTTGGGCGGCAGAAGATCGGCCAAGGCAGTCAGGCGGAGAAGGACGCCGCTATGCAGCGCCGCCGCACCGCGCTTCTGAACGGCGCGCAGTATGTCGTCAGTGCGATGGACCGCGCAAAGGACGCTGGGGCCAGCGAAGGCTCGATCATGGATGCGGCGATCGTCGCGTTTAACCGCGTCGCACCTAGCCTTGGCATGTCCGAGGAGGATATTCAGAGCACACGGGACGCTCTTGCCTCCGACCCCAACTCTGCGCGGGATACTGTGGCGATGCTGCTTGGCAACGACGCTTCGGCCGCTGCGAGGGCGCAAGCTGCGCAACAGCCGCGCTATCAGATCGTACAGCAGCCGGACGGTACGATTGTGCGCGTCCCCATTACGGGCGTGGGGGAAGCGGAGACAGTTACCGTTGGGAACCAGCCTGTGCGCGGATACCAGGCTCCGCAGGCGCAGGAGCGCCTCGTCCAAGGGCAGCAGCGCATCGACATCGCCTCCCCCGAGGGGCAGCGCGGCGTTTACGGCGCGCGCGAACTTGGCAAGGGGGAAGGCAAGCGTCAGGTCGAAGACCTCCCCCTTTCCGGGACCGGGCTTGCCTCCGCACAAGCGACCTTTGACGCCGCAATGCAGGGCTTCCAGGTGGCCGATACCGCTGCAAAGAACGCGATGGACAACGCATCGTGGCTCAACACAGGCCCGCTCGCGGCGCTACCCGACTTTATTAACCCCGCTGCCGCTGCGCAGCGTGCTGACCTTATCACGGCCATGACCGGGCCTGTGCTCACCGGTATTCAGCAAATGCGAGAAGCAGGCAAGGCCGCTGGATCCACAGGCACAGGTTTTGGGCAACTTACGGAGAAAGAACTTGCGCTGCTTGAGGCGCGCTGGGGAGCGGTGCTCCAGGCGGCATCTCCTCCGAAGTTCAAATCGGCTGTCGAGGATTTCCGCAAGCAGCTTGCTGCTTCGCAAGGGCGCGTGCGGCGTGCTTACGAGGCTGACCTCAAGGCGCGAGGGCAAGGCGCTCCTGCGCAAGGAAGCCGCGTCGAGGGCGAGAACGTCATTCTGAAGTGGAACCCCGAGAAGGGGGACTTTGAGTAATGCCGACGCGCGTTGACATCGGCAATGGCTACATCGCGGAGTTCCCCGACGGTATGTCGAAGGAGCAGATCCGCGAGGCGCTGAAGAAGCGCGTGCCGAAGCCGGAAGGCTCTCTCCGCAAGTCCGACCCCATGCGGACGGAGAAAAACGCCCCCGCGACGACCGCGTTGGAGCAAGCAGAGGCTTTTGTGGAAGGTGCCGGGCGCGGCGCTCTCAACCTCCCCGGCGTCGTCACCACCGCGATCGACAAGGCAGCGGGCTCCCACCTTAACGAGGCATACGAGGCTCGCCGGCAGGCGATTGCCGAGAAGGCCCCACTTGCGAGCGGTGCCGGCTATCTGACCGGCGCTGCGGCGGGCGGTGGCGCTGTTCTCCGAGGTGTTCAGGCTGTGCCGCAAGCGGCGCGCGTTCTCGCGCCCGTGGCCGGGCAGACGGTGCGCAACGCTTTACGCTACGGCGCTTCCGGTGCTATCCCCGCCGCTGTGCAGGCTACCGCGGAAGGCGCTTCCCCCGAAGAGGTTGCAGGAGCGGCGGCGCTTGGGGGCGCTGTTGGATTGGGAGTTGCCGGGGTTGCTAGGGGAGCTGACATGGCTGGGCAAGCTGTACGCTCTCTTACAACCGACAGTGGGCGTATGCGGTCGGCGATGCGTGTACTAGGCGAGCGGATTAAGGAATCTCCGGAGCGTCTTGAGAAGGCGTACAATTATTTCTGGCGTGTGACACGTCGCGAACCTACGTTGCTGGAACTTACAAGCGCCCGCTCTGGCGCGGAGTTGGAAAAGCTCGCGGAGCATCAGGCGGCGATCGGTAACGCTGTACGCCAGCAGGGCGCGCGGGCGGCGAGTACGCGCCCCTTTACAATGCAGCAGCAAGTGAAGCGCGGAGGGCCTACTGCATCCGGGGCGCAGATAGATGCTGTGCGCGACGCCGAATTTAAGAAGGCCATCAACGCCAAGCCGTCCCTCATGGAAATGGAGTTCGATCTTCCTACGAAGACAACTGTTATAAACGGTAAGCCGGTAACGGACCTTGACCTTGATCCTGAACTAGCAGCGGCGATTGCCCGCGAAGTTAACACCGGCAAGGACAAAGGGCTTAAAGCCTCGCTCTTTGAGCAAGGTAAAGTCACAGGGCAGACACTAGACAATGTTCGGAGGGTGCTTAACAAGCGCGAGTCCAGCGCACCAGGCTACGGTTTTGGAAAGTTGGCGAACGAGGTGCGCGACATCGTGGACGGCGCCGTGCCAGGGAGGTACGGGAAAGCAATAGACGACTATGCGGAGACTTCCCGCTTCTATGAGGGGTTCGAGCGCGGTGCTGCCAATACGCCGAAAGGCAGCTTGTCTGGACAGCCCCGCAAGGACGCCGATACGCTGGAAGCCATCAATGGCTTTACGCTTGGGCGCCGCTCGGACCTTGCCGACAAAGCCGGAGCAGGAGTCAAAGAGGCGCAGCGGCTTGCAAGCACTCTCAGCGAACGCGCCGATGCGGCGGCTGTAACCGGCGGACTCCCTCCCCGCGAAGCACGCAATTTGCAGCGCCTGGGGCGCGCCGAAGCAGCCAGCGCGGAGCGTTTTGCGCAAGTGACTCCGAAACTCAGCGCCGACAGCGAGAATTCCGCGCAAGCAGCGCAGTTGTTGATCGAAGGTGCGGCCGCGGCAGGCGGGCATGTGATGCGGGGCTTCCAAGTCCACTGGCTGCGGCGCGCGATGCTGTGGGCTAAGGATAGGGCGATGGCCCCGGCAACGGCACGGGAGGCTGCGAAGCTCCTTACTACACCAGGACGGACGATGGACGCCGTGCGTCTTCTCAAAGAGACAGGCAAAAGTGACAAGTGGATTAGCGAGCAAATCCAAGCTGTAGCCGCCGCATCCGGCGCCGCAGCGGGAGGGGCGACGCAGTGAGCGGCCACCCGCACTATGGGCTAGACGTGCTGGCAATCGTAACGGCGTGGGTTAGCGCGTCCGTGACGCTCGCGGGTATTCAGTCGATGACCGCGATCGTCGCATCATGCCTATCAGGCGTTTACTTTATTATCCGCATTTCCACGGACCCGGCAGTGCGGCGCTGGCTGAGGAAAATACTGCCACCCTAACAGTTATCTGTTGACAGTGTACGGAAGAACGGAATAGCGTAGGCCCATACTAGGGAGCGTTGCGTTATGGGTCAGCGTCCGTTGACAAGGGAGCAGGCGGTCGAGACCATCGACGCCATCAAGGCGTGCGGTGGCGACATCGACGAGGTTTCAAGGCGTAGCGGAAAAGCCAGCAGTTCCATCTACTCAAGGCTGAAGATAATTCGCCTGCGCTTCCCAGATCTCGGCGACCCTCTAAAGACAGGCAACCTTACGCTTTCCGACGAGGTGGCGCAGCACAAAGAGCGAGGCAGCGACCGCGCCACTTCGGCGCGCCTTAAAGAGGCCCTATCCCATATCGCCGCTCTGCAAGACCGTATCAAAGACCTGGAATGGAGCGCGAAGGCGAGCCTTAAGCCCGCCGAGTGGACGCTCGCCGCGCACCCGAAACGCAAGCGCGAGCATATTCCGTACCTCCTTACATCCGACTTCCAACTTGGTGAAGTGGTGCGCGCGGAGGAGACGGAGGCGGGGTACGGGTATGACGCAGCCACGTTCCGCCGCCGCTACCGCCGCCTGATCGACACGAGCATTTACCTCTCCGTCGAACACTCCGGCAAGCAGTGGACCTACCCCGGCTTCATCTACGCTCGCGGCGGCGACACCATCAGCGGCGCCATCCACGACGAACTGCGCGAGACGGACGACCTTACGCCCATCGAGGCGGTCGAGGTTGCGTTCGAGGAGGAGAGCGCCGGCATCCAAAAGCTCGCCGATGCTTTCGGCAAGGTCGATGTCAAGACGCCCGGCGCGGCCGGGAACCACGACCGCAACACGCACCGCCCGCAGTTCAAGAAAGCCGCCGCGCACAGCTATGACCGTCTCATTGCCACCATGCTGCGCCGCCACTTCGCCCGCGATAAGCGCGTGACGTTCCAAACCTCCGAGTCCTTCGACGTGCGCTTCAGCATCTACGACATGCGGATCCTGCTAACGCACGGGGACCGCATGGGGTCGGCAGGCGGTACGGGCTTCGTAGGTCCGGCCGCTACGATCCTTCGCGGCGTGCAGAAGGTAATCTTGGAGCAGTCGGCGCTGGGCTACCACGTTGACCGTGTGGACCACGGGCACTTCCATTACCCGATGTACCTGCCGCACGTTCTCAGCAATGGGGCGCTGCCGGGGTACAGCGAATATGCGAAGGGCTTCCGTATGCGGCCAACTCCGCCGCAGCAGTTTCTCGTTTATCACCACGCGCGGCGAGGCGTCGTTGACGTTAAGCCGATCATTCTCACCGAAGCATAGAGGGGTACGCATGTCCACCATAGGCCACAACTCAGGATTCGCGGCGCAGCAGCTTGTTGCTTTCGCCGAACGCATTGAACGGCTCTCCGAGGAGATCGAAGGACTGCAAGACGACCGCAAGGAAGTCTTCGAGGAGGCGAAGGGTGTTGGTTTCGACCCCGCCATCCTCAAAAAAGCGCTCAAGCTCCGCGCGATGCCCAAGGCAGAGCGCGAGGAAGCGGCGGCGATTCTCGACCTGTATGTGCGCGCTCTCGAAGAGGGCGACAAGGCGCAGTTCGAGAAGTCGTTGAAGGAGGGGGTGTGATGGACGCCACCGGCTGCGGCGCTGCCGATATTAAACGGGGCTTCAACCAGCTTACCGCCTGCGGCAAGCCGTTTTGGGTACTCGACCCCCGCCCGGAGGATATCCGCATACTCGACATCGCCGCGCACCTGTCGCGCATTTGCCGTTACAACGGCGCGCTGCGCGACGACATCGAGATTTACTCCGTGGCGCAGCACAGCGTCCTGGTGAGCGAGCATGTCCCGCCGGAGCACGCTCTTGAGGCGCTGCTGCACGACGCGGCCGAGTCTTATGTTGGCGACCGCGTGCGCCCCGTGAAGCACGCAACGCCGGGCTTCGACATCGTGGAGCACGGGGTCGATCAGGCGATCCGGCGCAAATACGGGCTGCCGCCCAAACAGACGCCGTGCGTCAAGGCTGCCGACAACGAGGCAAGCGCCACGGAGCGCCGCGACGTGTGCCCTGAAAACATGAGGGTGGACTGGGGACCGATGCCGGACCCCTGGCCGGAGAAGATCGTACCGTTGCTGCCGAGCGCGGCGCGGAGTTTGTTCTTGGAAAGGTTCATCGCCTTAACGGCGGATTGCTGAGGGAGAGAGTAATGTCAAGTACAAAGGAGCTTATCGCCGAGCGCGGTAAGACGCACGGAGACTATTCCTGGCAGGCGCTTACGGCCTGTCAGCTTAAGCAGATCATCGAAACCGGAAATAAGTGCCTTGACCTTTCCGCTGTACAGCGCGACGCTCTGGACATGATCTGCGTGAAGATCAGTCGCATCGTAAACGGCGACCCTGACTTCCGCGACCACTGGGCCGACATCGCCGGCTACGCCACGCTCGTTGCGGAAAGGTGCTCGAAATGAAAATTCCGCACATTGCTAACCGTTGGACGGAGAAAGAAGACACCATCCTCCGCCGCCTCGAAGGCGTAGCCCCGCCGGACGAAATAGGGAAGCTCATAGGCCGCACCGCCGCAGCCGTGCAGCAGCGCCGCGCGAAGATAGGGCTGGCGCAGTCACAAGCTAACTCCAACGTCTCTAAGCGGACGTACATGGAGTTGCTTACGCAGGTATGCACGGAAGCCGGGAAGCCGTTGGACTTGGCGCTTCGGCGTTCCCGTAAGAAGGAATCGGCTAGGCTTCGCTGGGCAGCGTGGGCAATACTCCGTGCTCGCGGCGTGTCGCTGCCCAATATAGGGCGTGTCGCCGGCTACCACCATACAAGCGTATTAAACGGAGTGCGCCGATGCTCAACCGCAAAATGACACCTTCCGAGGCATGTTACGACATGATCCGCGAGCACGAAGACTTCAGATCCGAAGCCTACCTTCCGACGCCTAACGACGTGTGGACCATCGGGTACGGGCACACGCGCGGCGTTCGCAAAGGCGACATCTGCACGATCGACGACGCGGAGGACTGGCTGCGCGCCGATGTTGCGCCGACCGTGGCTTCGATCCGCCGCGAGGTTAAAGTCCCGTTGACGCAGAACCAATTCGACGCCCTGGTGAGCTTCATCTTCAACGTCGGCGTTGCCGCGTTCGAGGAATCGACGCTTCTGCGCAAGCTCAACGCCGGCGACTATCACGGCGCCGCCGAGGAGTTCGGCCGCTGGAACAAGCAAAAGGGCAAAGTGCTTGCCGGATTAACGAAGCGCCGCGCCTTCGAACGCGACCTTTTCAGGATGGACGTAGCATGAGCAACCAGTATCAGGAGACTTGCAGGTTCAGGCTGACCGCGCCGCTTGCAGAACAAGACGTGGACTTGCTGAGTACCGCGCTCTCCGTTCTCGTACGCTCTGTTCACAAGCACGCCACAGGGCAAGCCCACGTTCTCCAGATGCCCAGCGCCAAAGTCACCGTAACTGACGGGGAGTGTGTTTTCTCGGTTTCACGGCTTTCCGACGAGACAACCCGCGCAATGTTAGAGGACGAAGCATGAGCCAGCGCGTTTGGATCGTGGTACGCACGCGCCCCAACGAGGGGCAGGATTTGCCCGCGGCTTATCTTGGCGAGGAGCAGGCGCGCGAAAGCCTGGGCAAGTGGGCGCAGGACGACGGTACGGTGGTGGCTTTGATGACCGTGCCGCTCGAAGCGCCGACGCCACACTGACACGATGAGCGTGCTCTACAACGACAACGACCCTTTCGTTTGCGCGTGGCTCGCAGAGCTTGTCGCCGCGGGCGAACTGCCGGAGGGCGGCGTCGCCGAAGGCGGCATAGGGGAGTTGCGTGGCGACATGCTACAGGGATACACGCAATGTCACTTCTTCGCAGGGATAGGTGGATGGCCTTTAGCTCTCAAACTGGCAGGATGGCCCGATGACGTACCCGTGTGGACAGGGAGTTGCCCCTGCCAGCCTTTCTCCGTCGCTGGCAAGCGTAAAGGCGCCTCCGATGAGCGGCACCTTTGGCCCGACTTCCTCAGGCTTATCGCCGAGTGCCGCCCTCCAGTCATCTTTGGAGAACAAGTTGCGAGCAAGGATGGCCGGTTATGGCTCGCCGGAGTACGCGCTGATTTGGAAGCATTGGGATATGCGGTCGGGGCCGCCGATCTGTGCGCTGCGGGCGTCGGGGCGCCGCATATCCGGCAAAGACTGTACTGGGTGGCCGCACGAGGGTTGGAAGTCTCCGAAAGCTACAGAGGGGATGGGGCGCTACAGCCAATTTCGGGGGAAGAAATACCCCGGTCTTTGGCAGCAAGCGGAGGCGGCAGGTTGGCCGACGCCAACCAAGGGCAATGCGGAGGGATCACAAATCGGGAAGGGAGCGAGTTCAACAGGGAAGCGGCCGGATGGCAGCAAGGCCACGGTGAGCCTCAACCAAGTGGCGCAGACGGCGGGTTGGCCGACACCGAACACCCCGAGCGGAGGCCCGAACGTGAAGCCGACTGCGAAGCACACGGGTGGAATGGACTTGGAGGGCGCAGTGACGTTGGTGGGGTGGGCGACTCCTACAACGCGGGATCACAAGGACGGAGCGAGCACACTGGAGAACGTGCCAATCAACGCACTCCTTGGGCGGCAAGCGTCTTTATCAACTGTGCAGACGGAAAAGCGCGGCGCGTTGAACCCAGCATTTTCCCTTTGGCTCATGGGGTTTCCAACCGAGTGGGCCTCTTGCGGGGCGCGGGTAACGCGATTGTCCCGGCGCTCGCGGCGGAGTTCATCAAAGCCTTCCTAGACGCCCAGCGCGGAACGGCCTGATGGAGATGTGGTTCCCGGTTCTGATCGCGCTGCTGCTGACCTACCTTTTGACGATCGACGAGGACGACACTTGGCCCTTCACCTGACCCCGGAGCTTCTCGAACGCAGCTACGACCTGCTGCGCGCGACGCCTCCGTTTAAGCGGTGGCGGCTCCCACCGGGCGACGAAGTGGAGTTCCACGTCACGCGGAGCCCGGCGCGCGCCGGAG